TTGTTCCTGCTCCGTTTGTTGGTTTTGTTCCTTTGGGCAACTATGGTAATCTGAAAAAGATTGTAAAGTCTGGTATGTTCTATCCTGTCTTTATTACTGGATTGTCTGGTAATGGTAAGACTCTGATGGTTGAACAGTTACACGCTGAACTTGGTAAAGAGTTGATTCGACTCAACATCACAATTGAGACTGATGAAGACGATCTGCTCGGTGGTTTTCGTTTGGTAAACGGTGAAACCAAGTTTGTGCCTGGTCCTGTGATCGAGGCAATGGAACGTGGTTGCACGTTGCTCCTTGATGAATGTGACCTTGGTTCAAACAAGATGCTCGCTCTACAGCCTGTTCTTGAGGGCAAGGGTGTGTTCCTCAAGAAAGTCAACAAGTGGATCACTCCGAAAGATGGGTTCAACGTGATGGCGACTGCCAACACAAAAGGTAAGGGTTCTGAAGATGGACGCTTTATCGGAACCAACATCCTCAACGAAGCGTTCCTTGAGCGGTTTGCTATCACTGTCGAACAGCCCTATCCTACTGCCGCTGTCGAGAAAAAGATTGTGGTAGGTTCCATGAAGAAGTATGGTGAAGTGGATGAAGCTTTTGCCGAGAACTTGGTCACTTGGGCCGAGGTGATCCGTAAAACTTTCTATGATGGTGGTGTTGATGAAATCATCTCTACTCGCCGTCTGGATCACATTGTGAAGGCATTCACTATCTTCAAGGATAAGATGACCGCCATTGAAATGTGTGTCGCTCGGTTCGATGACGATACGAAAGAGTCTTTCATTGACCTCTACACCAAGGTTGATGCTGGTGTTATGACCGCTGAGAATGGTGAAGAGGCTTATTCAGAGGATGCTGTTCCGACTGATGATGACTAAAAAATATGTGTAGGGGTTGAAATATAGTGTTTCAATCCTTATATATAAAGAACACAAGGCAATTCGTAAGTCCTTGGAAGGGAGTTTTTGAAATGGTTCTCCTAAAAAACCATTTCACTTTAACAGTATCGCCTTCGGGGATACGAATATAATCTTGCTTTAAAAAGGAGAACTATTATGGTTACAAGCAAAGCACTAGGTCTATTTGACAACTTCAATCAACTCACACCCTACGCCGTTGGATATGATCGAATTTTCGATCAACTTCAACGATATACTGCAAATAATATGCAGTCTACAGGGTTCCCACCGTACAACATCCAAAAAGGAGGTGACTACACCTACACAATTGAAATGGCTCTTGCCGGATTCGGTAAAGAAGACATTACGGTGGAATTGGCCGAGAATACTCTATCGGTCAGGTCAGACAAGAAAGATGAAAGCGATGAGTATACTTACCATCGTGGGATTTCTTATCGAAAGTTTGACCGTAAGTTTACACTAGCTGACGATATCGTTGTCAATAGTGCTGGACTTGAAAATGGAATGCTCACTATTGAACTTGAGCAAATTGTTCCAGAAGAAAAGAAGCCTCGTATTATTGAGGTAAACTAAATTGGAAAGGGGGGTTGACAAAACCCCCCTATTCCTTTATTATAATAATTATGAGGAGTTTTAAATGGTTACAATGAAAGATGTGAATATTGCTGATTTTGGCATTGAAGCAATTACTGATAATGGCAGAGTTCAATTGAGTGAAAATAAAAAGGGTCCACTATCTGTCGATACCTATAATAAAATGATTGATCCAAATGATAAGGAATTTGCAATGGCAGATACAGACAATACACCAGCAGAAGATGAAAAAGATTTTGAAATCTTTGTAACTGACGATGGTGTGAAAAAAGTTCGGACAGCTGGTGGTAATACATACCCAGAAGGTTCGGATGAATATAATGAGATTACTGGTGAGTCTGCAAATGGATTGCAGATTGCTATGCGTCCAATTCTAAACTTCAATATTCTCAGAGTAGAGTTTCCACAAGAAATTATTGATGAAATCAATGAGCATATTGACAACGAAATTATCCCAAACAGTAAAAGTTTTGCTGATGGTTTGGTTGGCCAACTGAAAGAAGACGAGCGTTCTGCTCAACTGAATTTTCCTCTTGATACCCAAGTCGGTCAGCAGCTGGAAACAGTCTTTAATCAATTAGGTACTACCTATCTGAAGAAGGGTTATGACCGTGATGCAAAAGCAGAGGTATCACAGTGTTGGAGCAATCATGCATATGCTGGTGACTACAACCCCTTCCATGATCATGGTGTAAAAACTGTTGCTGGTCTTTCTGGATTTTTGTGGTTAAAGGTTCCAGACTGTATTAAAAATACACCTGATGTTCCTACAATTAACAATGCATCTGGCGGCGTTGATGGGTGGACTCATCTGTGTTGGGGTGTTAACACAATGCGTGACCTTATGCAACTTCGTCCACAGACAGAGGACTATGTGAAACCTATTGAGGGTACTATGATCATATTCCCACAGTGGTTGAAACATCAAGTGTTGCCATTCTTTGGTGAAGGTGAAAGGCGCTCTATCGCTATGAACTGGAATGTAAACGACAGTGAAGAAGAGAAGCGCAAATATATGTCAGACCGTGAGGCAAGTTTATATGATGAACAAAAAGGAAAGCAAAAAGATGGATAATGCATACAGGTACAATGAGGACACTGCTCTCGCTGAACTTGAAGAATACATCGACTCTACCTATGTTGGACACTATGGTAAGAACAAGTTTCAAGCCACAGAGTTCATCATAGATGGTGGTCATGGAGAAGGTTTCTGTATCGGGAACATTATGAAATATGCCCAACGATATGGAAAAAAGAATGGCAAAGACCGCAAGGATTTGTTGAAGGTGATTCACTACGGAATCATTGCACTTTATATTAATGAGATGGAGAAAAATTATAATGAAACTAAGTGATAACACGGTATCTGTATTGAAGAACTATTCGACAATCAATCAGAACCTTATGATTAATGCAGGGTCAACGTTAACAACAATGTCTGCTATGAAAAACATTGTTGCTCGTGCTACAGTAGCTGAAACTTTTGAGAAGGATGTGGCGATTTATGATCTAAATGAATTCCTTGCATCTTTGTCTTTATTTGAAAGTCCAGATTTAGATTTTCAAGATGACTTTGTAATGATGGGTAATGAGGGTTCTAGAAAATCTCTTAAATACTGGTATAGTGATCCGTCTGTTGTGACAACTGTTACACGGGAAATTACGATGCCAGAATGTGAAGTGTCATTCAAATTTTCGGATAAAGAACTATCTGACATTACCAAGGCAGCTGCTGTTATTGGTGTGCCAGATATGGTATTGGAAAATGGAAGTCTTCGAGTCACTGACAAGAAGAACGATACAGCAAACCACTTTGCTATGGAAGTAGACTATGTTAATGCTGTTGAAACGGATCATAAGTTTTGGTTCAAAGTTGAGAATCTAAAACTGATGCCGGGAACTTATGAGGTTGGTGTATCTAAGAATAAGATTAGTAATTTCAAAAACACTAACGTGGATATTGAATACTTTATTGCCCTTGAACCAGAATCATATTATGGTAAGTAGGGGGAATATATATTATGGAAGAATTTTTATGGGTGGAGAAATACCGTCCAAGTGATGTTCAATCGTGCGTACTACCTAAACAACTAAAGAAAACCTTGCAAGAGTTTGTTGCTGCAGGCAACATTCCTAATGTAACATTCTCTGGAGGGCCTGGTGTAGGAAAGACCACAGCTGCTAAAGCAGTGCTTGATGAGTTGGGTTTAACCTATATGATGGTCAATGGTTCTGAGGAGTCAGGTATTGATGTTCTCAGAACCAAGATCAAGAACTTTGCTTCCACTGTGTCATTACATGGTGGTCGCAAATACTTGATTCTGGATGAGGCAGATTATCTCAATCCTCAATCAACCCAGCCTGCATTGCGTGGGTTCATCGAAGAGTTTAGTGCTAACTGTGGATTTATTCTTACATGTAACTATGTGAATAGAATTATTCCAGCACTTATCTCAAGATGCCCAACGTATGACTTCTCTATTCCAAAGGATGAGAAACAAGAACTTGCTGGTGATTTTTTCAAACATTCTTTGGAAATTCTTAAAAAAGAAAATGTCAAGTTTGAACCTAAGGCTGTTGCGTCATTGGTACAAAAACATTTTCCAGACTGGCGTAGAGTTCTAAATGAACTTCAAAGATATTCTGTTTCTGGAAATATCGATGCTGGCATCTTGGTAAATATATCAAGTGATAACATAAAAGAACTTATGGATCACATGAAAAGAAAGGAGTTCACAGATGTTCGTAGATGGGTTGTTAATAACCTTGACAATGATCCTGTACGTCTTTTCCGTAGTCTTTACGATAACTTGTATGATTGCGTGGATGGCAGTACTATTCCCCATGTTGTTGTTATACTGGGTGAGTACCAATATAAGTCAGCTTTTGTCGCTGACCAAGAAATCAACACTCTCGCTTGTTTAACAGAGATTATGGCTAGGGGGAAGTTCAAATGAGTGTGTATATATTTGATGATGTACTTCCAGCGGGAGATGCAAAAAAGATAGAGAATTTAGTCAAAGGAAGAAGCTATAGTCCTACTGGTCGCACTGCTATGAGAGGGATAAATTACTACCCGTTTGAGTTACCGAAGGGATTAAAATATGGCGATTGGGAACCAC